TTTGTGATAGACCAATAGTATTTATATTACCAGCTAAAGACGCGACACCTAAACATTGAGTTGCATAAACAGTTTCACCAATAGATAAAGAGTTTACAAAATTTACCAATGTCTCTTGTATTAGTGTTTCAGTGCTAATAACCCAATTTGTTAATTTTTTTATTGTAAATTGGAAAAATATATTTGTTTGAACTAAATTTGAATAATTTATTATATGTGGAACGCCATATAAATCAACATAAGTGCCACTAGTATTGCCGTAAGTAGGGCAGCCAGGGCTTTTCTTAACAGCTATCAAATTTACAACTGTTTGAGCAACACCACCTAAAACGACAACTGCTAATGCTCCAGCTGGAACACCATTAACATCTGTTGATGTAGTGTCATTATCATATCCACCAACAGAAAGAACACCAGGTAAATTTTGTATAGCTGCAAGAATGGCATTTGTAACTGTTATAGAACTTATTGAAGTTGAAACAGATTGTCTTTGTACCAATTCAGAATCAGTTTCAATGGCTAATCCAGTTATTGCTGCTGCTGTTGAAGTAAAAGATTGCCAACCAAATTGTGGATTAACAATCTGATTTATAGTTCCTATTGGTGCTGCAATATTTCCAAGTTGTTGAGCTGTTACCGTTACTGATATTGAACCTGATGATGGTATTGTTACTGTTGTTGGCAAATTCCATAAATTGCCGCTAGAATCTGCAACAACGCCATTTTTAATAGTTGCGCCAACAATGCCAACAACGCTACCGACTGCTGTGGAAAATGTAGCTGAATTTCTAGTCAATCCGTTTATTTGGACTTGAGCAGATAATTGTGCGCCTTGTGCATAATTTGGTGAAAAAGAATTAAAAGCATTAGCGACTGATTGACCAGTGTCAAATACTGCTTGTGAAAAAATTCCAATAAACTGTCCATCTTGAGAATCTGAACCTAAATAAACGTCACTTCCAAAAATATTCTGTGCTTCGGCAATAAGACTATTTTGTATGTCTGAAAATGCAACTGGTTTAATTCCAGTACTATCTATCGTTGGAGCTAATGTTGCCAATGGATAAGTAGTTGTCATACGTTAAATGCTCCATTGTATGTTATTTGACCATAGATAGTATCAATTATTGCAACTGGGCTTATCGTCCTTGTTACTGGATTATAATAGCTTGTATAATCAACAAAATCTTTAAATCCTGGTGTACCTGCTATTGTTGCAGAAATAACATAATCACATTGCAATATATTGTTAAATCCCATTATTTCATTTAATGGCAAACCATCACTTGTGTTTACGAACCACTCACCTTGAAATAATTTTAAGCTAGTGGTAATAGCTTGTGCGACTGTTGCTGGAGAATTAGACAGCCAATCAGACGCACCATGACCCATGGAATAATCACCATTTATATCTAATTTTCTATAAATCATTAAACAACTCCACCAGAATTAGAGCTTCCAGATTGCACATTGCTATGAGTGTGATTCATAAAATCCCTTCCGTTAATCGTGCAATCGTTTGTTATTGTAACATTAGATGCTGTAATCGTTACAGAATGTGTCGTATTATTCATGTCAATTACAGTCAAACCATCATCACTTCTTAATTGCATAGAAGTTGTTGAATAATTAGGTATTTTTCTTGGTTGTGACCTTAATCCAACTATGGCAAATCCATCACTCAAGTCGTGCATCCTAAACTCTGCTTGATTTTGAGTGTTTATTTCATTATTTACAACAGGACAACCGTTTTGCCACCAAGAATCAATACAACGGTCAGAAAAGAAAACTAAACATTCATCACCAGGATTTATAGGACAAGTAAGTGTCATTCCACCACCACCATATAAAATAAGTGGAACATCTAACAACATTGGCATTTTTATCCAAGTCTGCTTGCCACTTTTAGGGTCAGTGTATATTCTATTTATTGCTGGTTGAATTTTAAGCGTTAAAGCAACATTGTCAAAGCTAACGACAATACCAGGCATACTAATATTCAATTGCGATTGAAAGTTCTCTAAAACGTGTAAAAAAGTCTCAGATGGTATTTCAAATCGCTCGTTTCTTCTCATGGCTGTGCTATAGATTGCGTGTTAATTGTGTTTGGATTTTGACTTGGATATTCACTAACTTCTTGATGTGAAAAATCCATGGCAAGAGCAATAATATGTGAATACCAATTATTTCCTCTTGTATCACCTTCATGTTCAACAACAAATAATCTGTAATATCCATCACCATCATTAGCACCATCTAATGGTGCAATGTGTTGAAATGCTTTATATCTATTATAAGGCTCAGCACCAACAGACCTTTTAGTAAAATCAGTTCTGTTAATGATAGAATTATTTAATTTTACTAGACTGCCAATGACTAATTTACAGTTTAAAAGGCAAGTCATTCTAATGCCTTCATCAGTTAATTCTGGCATTCCAACTAAGCCAGTTTCTGAATTTAACTCGACAACTTCATTATTTAAATAATATCTATTATCAACAACTTGTAAAACTCCATTTTGAATAGACCAACCACAATTTATAGACCTTGCGATATTTCTAGTCATTACTTTAGGCATACCCCAAAGAACTTTACCGCGTATGCTTGGTTGGTGGAAATTATCACTTTTAATTACTCCATTGTAATTTACATCTAATCCATTATCTTTAGCAATTTTGTTTAATACGTTAGCTTGTGAACCTTGTATTCCTGCTGATATACTTTCATTTATAAAAGTTTGATTATAGAAAGCGTCACCATCAGCAGCTAAAATGTCTAAAAACGTAGTTGTTGCGTCCTCTTTTCCATGGCGATATTGCTTTATTTGTCCTTTGAATATTATTGCAAAATTATTGTCATTTACATAACCAGCACTTAAAGCAATATCAGAAAACTCATCTTTAGTTATTAAATCAATTATTGTTATTTTGGAAAGTCCATAAATTCTTATTACCGCGTTATTCGGTGTTTCTGCATCTGAATTTTGAACTTCAAATGACACTCTAAAATTAGAAAAATCTTTGGCATTGCCGTTATCTGATTGATAAAGCACGACACCTATTTTTCGATTAAACTGGTCGTAGTTCATATTAATATGTTATAAAATACAAATGTCCATTAGAACCAAGATTGTCAAATGTTGGTGGAATATTTATATTCAAATCAGTCTGTGCGACTAATTGTCCACCAAAATTCATATAAGAATAAGGTCTTAATAAATCAACATTTGCAACAATAGGTATTCCAGATAATATAGCATTACCACTAGAATCAGCAATATCAATAATCCAAGAATTGCTATGATTATTCCAATATATTACCAATTGATACTGAGTTCCACCCAAACTTATAAAAAAAGATTGGTTATCATTAATGACTGGTATTTCATAAATATTTTTCATGAAAATGGAACTATTTGTTGTGGCGTTGAACTTGGATTAACATTTGGCTTTGAAACTGCATTTTGACCAGTAGACTTTATTGATGAATTAGCTTTAAATCCTGATTTTAATTGTTCTTTGGATATTGTTGCTACTTGAGTATTAACTATTATTACTTCTTGACACTCTAGTGTTACTGGCAAACTATTAATAGTGGAAGAATCAGTTTCAGTATGAATTCCTTTAGCCATCATATTGTAATATATACGTTTTTTAGTATATACATTGAATATAATTTTATTGTTTTGTAAATCTATTAATGATTGATATATATCTTTCATTTTATCTTTAGCATTTAATAGATTGTATCCTGCTTGGTAGAAGCTAAACGCGCTTGTAGCTATTTGACCAACTTGTCCACCGTAAGTTGCAATCATATTATTGCCAATCTCTAGTAAACTAGATTGAGCTAAATTTGGACTATTAGACCAACCAAGCCTCATTGTTAATTTTGCTGGTATTTTATAACAGTGGTCGCTAATAGATGCACCTTGTTCAATAGGATGGTCTGTTATAATCATTTCATCACTATGTTTTTCTTCAATAGTAACCATAGCAATAATATCAGGATAAGAATTATTTGTAGGGTCATTTAGATTATAAAGACCACTTTTTTTAGTTGATATTAATGCAAGGTCAGCAATACCAAGTTGAGCTATATTTTGAGCCGTTGATAATGCTAAAGCTGCTGCTGTCATACAACCACCGAACTATTATTTCTTGTTATCTTAGACCAAGTATTGTCGCTTTTTGTTGCGACTGAAGCTGCTATTTGACTACTATCTGAACCTGTTATGTTATATGTATTGTTTTGGGTTATGTTACTTGTTTTTTGATTATATCCTTTATAATCATTTAAATTACCACCTGTTATTTTTTTAACATAATCCCAAGTTTCATATGGTAAAGAACCATTTGGATTGCTTTTCTTTTTATGTCCATGTCCTTTATTAATGAAATCATCAATGTTTCCTTCTCCCCAGTTATAAGCACCCAACGCTAAATTAACATCGCCGTTATACCGTTTTAAAAGATATTCCAAATAAGCTCTAGCACCTTTTTCATTTTGTTCAGGATTAAAAGAATCAGTAACACCAAATCTTTTAGCTGTTTCTGGCATTAATTGAAATAATCCTTTTGCACCTTTCGGGCTTACTGCTTTTGGGTCTCCACCACTTTCCTGTGCTTTTACAGAAGGAACTAAAAATTCTATAATTTCATCAATGGATTTGCCAACTTTTTCTTTAGTCAATCCACCTTTACCTTTATCATCACCAAATAAAAAACGACCAATTGCGCCAAATCTGTCTTTCGGGTCAAATTTTTTCATCCATTCTTCCCAATGTTGACCAAATTCATCAAGACCATCAACAGCATAAGACCAAGCAGTTGTAACTTCATTTGCAAAGTTTATTATGTCATTCATAACTGGGGCTACTTTTAGACCAACTTTTTTCTCGAAAATGTCTAATTTTGCTAAAAGATTGTCAAATTGATTGGTGTAATCCTCAATCTGTTTTTTACCATCTTCATAAGTTTTGTTTGACATATTTTGTTCTTTTAACATCTTTTCAAAATTTGCCAATCTTTCCTTAAAAACTTCTGAATTTTGTCTATATTGGTGATATGTATCTTGGTCAATTCCAAATTGAGGAAGAATTGGCAACGCTCTTTGCTCTGGCATTTTATTTAAAGCGTCAAAAAGCATTATCATCTTTTCACTAGCATCTTTGCCAGCAGTAGAAAGACCAGTAACACTTTCAATAAAAGTTTCTAATGCTGGGTTAGCTCTAAGCTCTCTTGCTAATGAAGTTATTGATTGTTTCATAGCATCACTAGATATGCCAACTGCTTTTCCAGCGTAAGCCATGCCCATCATATTTTTTGCTGATGTATCAGCTAATTGTGACGAGAAATACATTTTTCTCATGTTGTAAGCAAAAGCTGTGAAAGCTGATGCTGCTGCAATTCCAATTTCAGTTATTGCAGTTCCAAGTTTAAATACTTTTTTACCAACAGCACCTAAACTTTCTTCAAAATTATGAAAAGAAGTTTGATCAGTTTGATAACCGATTCTGACTAAATATTCTTGTATAACTTCAGCCATTTTCTTTTCTCATTTGTAAATAAGTGTTGTAATTTTTTATATCAATAGCTTCATTACATTTAACAGCGTCCAAAAGAGACAAACTACCATCTTTCATAGACTCAAGCTTATACATTCCTTCAACAAGTGGGCGAAATATAAAATCTTCACCACACGACATTTGTAAATGTGTTATTCCGTCACTATCGCTTGGGTCTGCAATCTTGGTAGGACGGTATTCAAAAAATCCCTCATATCTCTCAAAATTATTTCAGATGTAAAATTTAAGATTTCTGTTAATCCTAAATCATCAAACATTATCTGACCATTTCTGTAAACTGCTGCTGGTGGCTGCGTACTGACATCATAAAGCTTGCTAATACAAGTGTTTACGACAAAATTTGCATCTTCATCAGACATTTTGTTTAATGCCATTATTAATGCTGCCACCAGCGAAACATTATTTTGTTCGCCAGCAAGCATCATATCAACAAATGGCAATATAGTGTGACTACCTAAACGCTTTGCAATGGCAAATTGCTCAGTCATGCTTAGTTTTTGAATTAATTTAAAATTTGACATTAGAATACATTACCGCCTAAAACTGGTTCAATTAAGCCAGCATTTAATTTCCACTCATTCATGCCAGCGTCTTTTGCATAAGTCAATGGTGAAAAATGTTTTGGCGCAACTCTTTGACAAGTTATAACGTCACCTGTTACTGAGTTTTGAATGCTAAAAACATCTTGGCCATAGTTTTGTGCGCTTGCTCTTTGAAAAGCAATTTTTGTTGAAATTTTCTGATTTATTGGAGATGTTTTTAAAACCCTTATTGTTATTGTACCACTTTTATTAGCGTGTAAGCTATGTTGTACAACGCCATCAGCGCCAATATCCATGTGACCAATGTCATCATCATATTCAATAGTCATACCTTCTTCAGCAGCTCCAGAGCCGTTACCTAAAGATATTGTGCCACCTGGTCCACTCCAAGTGGCATTGTTGTCTATAAAAGAATAAACGCCCATAATTTATACCTTATTGGTTTACGTTGATTACTGAAATTACTACTTCGATAGCACCAGCAAGTTTTACAGCTATTTGAATTAATGGTGACTGTCTTAATGACCTTGCTGCTGCTGATTGACTTGCTATTGGATTGGCATAGACGTAAAAACCTTTATTAAGATAATCACCTTGATTTAAAGAGCCGAAACCAACCTGACTCCAAATACCAGGGGCTAAAAATCCATCAGCTACAAAGCCATATAATACCTGTTCAGCCAAAGTCGTTAAAACTTGAACACCACCATCTGTTTGAGGCAATTTTGTTGGTGATAAATAAAGTTGATTATACCAAGCAGTTTGCAAGCTAATAACCAAATTATCTAAGCCGATAATAGTATCCATAGGAGTGCCAGATACATTTCGTCCCCATTGCATTATAGCTGTATTGTTGTTGTACTGCACGAAAATGTTGTAGTTTTTCGCTTGTAGCGTTGCAGCCTGTGTTTGATTGACCTGTTCAGCAGTAATACCAGGCTCTTGTTTATACATTAAATCAATAACAGTGTTATTGCCTGTGTAGTTTACCTGAAAATATTTTGCTGCTGCTGACATTACAGCATATTGATTTTGACTTGAATATTGAACAAAAGTTTTTGTCAAATTTAAAGATGACAAAGTTGAGTTAATATCAGTTGTTACAACAGAACTTATCGCGCCAGAGTCTAAAGCATTGTTATTTGGATTAGCAGTGTACCAATAAGTATGCTTGTTAGTAGTTCCTTCAATAAACGATGCAACAGAAGTAATATCAGAATAAGCGACACCAAGAATATTTAATCCATACCATTTTTGGCCATATTGATTGTCAAATAAAGTTGCTGCTGCCAATGCTGTTTCAGCTGATTGACCAGGAACTAAATATCCACCAGATGTTGATATTCCACCTAATGTTGATGAAATATCTGAAGTTGAAGCTACACCACCAGCCATTGTTGCACCGGAAGCAGTAGGTGCACCTGTACCAGTAGCAGTTATTGTGTAAGCGTTACCAGCAGTTCCAGCAACTTTTGCTTTTAAATACAGATAGTTACCGTTAATAGAGTAACTCATTAATGCTGTATTGCTTGCTGGATTCGCTGCTGCATAAGCATTTAAAGCATTAAGTGCATTTATTAAGGTAGCGGTAGCACTAGCACCGACAAGAATTTGTCTACCAGTAGTCAAAGAGCTTACAAAACTCCAAGCATCACCATTTATTGTTATGCTTGCTGAGCCTGCTGTTGGATTTGTTGTAAAATTATAAAATCCTGTTGCAACTGGTGATGCTAAGAAAGCAGTTGATGAACCTGCAACTGATGTAGTTGTCAAATAAGTTGCTGCGCTTGCTCCAGTAGTGCCAGAGTAAATTTCAAATCGACTGTAATTAGAGTTCCATATACAAACGATATTAGCTGAACTTGAATAACCTGCTGCCGTTGCTGCTGTTTGTATTGCTGTTTGTAGTACAGATGCTACACCTGACATTGATGTAGCTGCTGAAAATGGTGAGCCAGTTAAGCTTATTGCAAGTGGTATATTATCTATTGTTACGTTAAACGCTGCTGTGGTTAAAGCGTTCCATGTTGCAATAGCTTGTTGTGTTGTTGTTAAAAGTCCACCACGTAAAGCACCAGCGCAAGCAGTTTTAGCCCATTTACCAATTAATAAATTGCTATTTGGAAATTGATTAAACCACACAGATGCGGCTAAATATTCAGGTGATGTTGTGCCAAAGTCAGTTGAAACTGCTGTTGAACCGGAATATGTCCTGTATCTTTCAACAGAATCAATAATGTCAACATTGACAGAGCCAACTAATTGTTGAGTTGAACCTACAAGCAGCATTGAGTTTAAATTTTGATTGATTGCTGCTGTTGGTGCTAGGTTTGTTGTTATGTTGATTAATCCAGCTATTGCTAGACCTAAGCTTGATATTGCCATTTTAGCCTCAATTAGTTATTGTTTCTGTCAATCCAGTATCTGTTTTAAGTTGACCAGTTGCAGATGTCAAATCATTGATATTGCAATCCAAAACAACTGCTCTAATAAATTCTATTTCCAAATCCCAATGTGTTATCCAAACACTTTTTATAAGTTCTGGGACTATAACTGTTTCATTTGTAGATATTGGTCTTATATAATTTGCCAATAACGATTCACTATTTTGCGGTTCAAAAATTCCTTGTGAAATTTTTGTTTCTGTTAAATCTTGATTTGGTCCATACATTGAACACAACAACCAAAATTTTTCCCATCGAGTGCTTTGATTGCCGCCTAAAGGGAATGAAGAATTTGAAAAGTGAACTCTATAATCAGTTCCAAGTCTTTTTTTCCTTGTTATTCCAAAAGTCATCCAATCAGTTGTTTCAGAATTTGGAATATTTGGTGGTATTAATTGCCACCTTGGCATTATATAGTTTCCGGTTAATCCGGTTAATCCTAAAAGCCAGTCATGCATTAATTTGTTAAATGCAGTGCCAAAAGAGCCAGCAACAACAGTTGGCAATAAAGCTCCACCAGTCGCGCTAGAATTAGCTGTCATTTAAATTACCACTGTCTAAAAGTAAAATTTTGTCCAGCAGTCGCGCCTATGACTTGTATCGCATTTGCTGAGTTTGGCAATCCTAAATAAGTGGAAATCATTTGTCCTGCCGCCACTTGATAGCCTTTGCCTATTGCTGCTGCTGAATTAACATCTTCAACATACAGTGTTGAAGATGAAGTGTTTTGGAAAAGCCAACCTGAACGCAAAGGCACACCAACTGTTATCGTTTGACTTACATTTCCAGTTGTTATTGAGCCATCTAAAACAGATATTGATTCTTGAGTCTGAGTAACAACTGTTTGACTAACTCCATTAGCATCTGTCACCGATATAAGCATATTATCCTCGAACTATTTGTTTTTGAATTAAAACTCAATTGGCCATTTATAACAAGGTCTAAAGCATTGTCCTCTTGGTCTATGCTTGTGCAGATTGCTTCATAAAAACCATTGCCAAATTGTGGGTATGGGTCAAAAGTAGCAACAACAAATTGATTACCATGCCAAATTACAATATCAGGTTCAAAACCTTGTCGCTGTCCTTGTAGTCTGTACTGTGTAATTATATTTAACGAGCGACTAAAATTTTCAAAATCCTCTTCACGATATAAATCATTAGGATTTGCAGTGGTAACAACTCCAACAACATTGTTTATAGTCGTTTTAGTTTCTAAAACTAAACCATTTGTATCTGTAGTTTGAGCAGTTCTTACAACTGAGAAAAAATCACATATTGATGGGTCACAAAGAACTTCATCAACGTCTAAATATGGCATTTATCCCTCTGTTTCAGTTCCAGAAACTTTATTTTTAATGACATAAGTGATAGAATTTCTTAATTGACCAGTTACAATAAGCGGCTTTGAAAATTCTACTGATGGCTCATTTCCTGCTGCTCTGCTATTAATTTCAATTAATGCACCTTTTTTACCACGATTTGCCTTAACTCTTTCTCTTAAAGTTCTATCGGCTAATGGTGGTGGAATACCATCAGTTATACGCTTTCTAATAGCGTTTTGTGCTGCCATGCCACAATATGTAAAAGTAGCATAAGAAGCGTTTAAATCACCGCGTAAAGCTTTTATAGCTCCATTTTTCATCCTGTTTGCAATCTTTTCTTTGCAATCTGACATGCCTGGTCGCATAAAACTACGTTGTGGTATATTCATAGCAGGACTGCCATTATCGTTTATATAAGCAATGGTAGCATTATTTATTTCTACTTCTACGCCACCCGTTACTTTTCCACCTGATATTGAAACCCTGCTTTGTTCAGTATCTTTGTGCCTTTCATTTTTGTCTGATGGCACACCGACATAAAGTTCAAGACTTGACAACTGAGCAAAAGCTTGTTCAGCTTGCTGTACTCTGTTAGTAGTCAATCTTATTGAGCTTATGATAGTCATTAGTTGCCAAAGCCTATTTGTGAAGGTGAACAATCTGGTCCAACATAAGCTGGTCCACTAAGAACTGGGGCTACACCTGCACCGACATAAATTGGTCCAGCTCCAAATATTCTCATCATCTGCCACAATCTAATTCCGTATGTGGACATATTCCAATGACCTGCATTGGGATCCATTATTGTAGCAATGTCATAAGTTATTGCTACTTTATCAACAGTTTTGCTACTTGGAATACCTGCTGACATTGTTCCTGGTATTCCGTTTGCTGAAGCTTCTTTTAGTGATTTTGCTTCTATTGTGATGCAGTGAGCTGTAAAAAGCTCTTGTGCATATATGTATTGGTCTAAAAATCTATTGACATTCAACATACCAGCAGACAGATTAATATAAAAATTAACCATAGCATTTGGATAAATAGTCGTGCTGCTAAATTCAGAAAAATCAGCACGGAATTGTTGAGATGTCAATATACTCATTATAAGCCTCTTTTACGCTTGTCATTTTCCCTTAAAATTTGACTAGCAGAAATTGAACTTGGCAATTTAGAGTCACTAGACATCGCGTACTCAGTAACGCTATCATTTTGTTTTTTAACTGAGTACGCGATGGCAACAGCCTGTTTTTGCGGTTTACCAGCTTCAATTTCTTTCTTTACATTGTTACCAAAAGCATTGTTGCTTGCAGACTGTTCTAATGGCATGATTATTCACCGATTGATTGCTTAAACTTATCCAAATTTTCTAAGCTGCTTTCGACAAAATGAATCAAATCATCCAAAAATTCTTCTTGTTCACTGCTTAAATCAACTATGTTTTCAAGTGATTTAACAACTGGAACTAAATTTTTAATTCCAGTTTCGACTAAAGAAATTTTGTCAAAAGTTAAAGCTGATTTAATAGAGTTTTCTTCAACTTTGCCAATTACTTTTATGCCTTGAGAAATGGCATACCAATGTTTTGCAACCCAACTTGGAACTGTTGATTCGCCAATTTCAATGACTTGATGACCGCCTTCTTTCTTATCAACAAAGAATTTATTTTTTGAATAAATCACAATCATTTCAACAGCTTGTTCAACAATTTGCTCAACGGCTTGTTTAACAGTTTCTTGATTTTCTTCAGCCTGTTGAGTTTTTACTTCATCAGGTTTTTGGTCAGGTTGATCAACAGTTTTTTCAACTTCTGGAACATCCCATGGTTTTGCTGGGTCAACTGAATCAACTAAAACGTCACCAGGTTGAATTTGCTCTGGTGATATTTCAACAATTTCATCTTGTTGCGTTGCAGGATTTTGTCTTTTAACTTTAGCCATGATTAGAATCCTTAAATTCCGTCAAAATAACCAATGCTTTCTGGATAGATTGGTTCAACTTGACCTAATTTGCAGAAGTAAGTAGATTTATGCCAAATACTATCAAATTGCACTGGAGTTCTTTGTAACAGTGTCATTGGATAACGAACTAAGTCTTGACGTTTAGTATAAACAACCATACGGTCAAAACCACCATTACCAAGAGCAGTAGACAGACCAGAAAAACCACCAGCACCTTGTAACCATTTGCATGGTTCGATACTTAATTTTTTACCAGTACGTTTAGCAATTAAATTGTTTTCCAAGATGTAATCCAAAAGTGATTGGTTACCAGCTTGTGAAACTATTGTAAATGCTAAGTAAGCATATTGAACAGGTGGTATCAAAATGTTTTCAGGCACAACTGCCCAAGCTGTATTTGCCCAAACAGTAGAAAGAGCTGTACTAAAATCTAGCAAGATTTCTTGTGGTGATTTTTTAGCCCATTGTGTAAAGCCTGAGTAACCTAGACCAACTGAAGTTTGAATACCACCAGAAGTGGAAACTAATGGATTGTTAAGTAACCCGTAAGCGTTAATGCTACTGTCACCAACATAAACCATTTGGTCAATCGACATTTGATGTTGAAGTTTCAAACCTTCAAATTTTTGCGTGTCAATAGGGCGACCTAAACGAGCAGCCGATTCCAATTCAAGAATTGTATAGTGAACTTCCATACCCCATGCGGTTAATGGGTATGTCACTTTTGCAATGTCTACTGATACAGATGGAACTTGACTTGCTCTTTTGTCAATCCATTGTAAGCCAGATGCAGCGTTGATTGCTGCTGAACCTAAACCACTATTTGAACTAAATGAACTTAGAGAAAATGATGATACATCATCACCTAAAGTTACATCTTCACGTAAGTCAATGTCTCGACTCCAAGACAAATCGACCAAAGGCATGTGCATTTTAAGGTCGAGTCTTTCCAACTCGCCAACTAAAAATGCGCCGGTACTGTCAACAGTACGATAGCCTACTGCATCTTGATTAATAGCTCCGTCACGTGTTTTGTAACTTTGTACGCGATAGCTTTGATCAAAGACTTTACCAGGGTGGATGCCACCATTGTAAGAACTTAAATTAACTGCATCTAAAATATTCATAGATGCAGCAGTTACACCATCCAACGTTCTTTGTTTGATTATTGAATTAAAATTGTGAAATTGACTTGGTTTCATGTATCACCTATTAAAGATTAAATGCTAATTCAGCATTGCCGTTTGCGTCTACGCCAGACAGCCACTTAGCATTTGCCACCAAAATAGTGTTGCTAAGAGAATAAGCAGATTCAAAACTGCCTTGAACATGCCCTGAGCCAGTTGCATTATTCCAAATGTAAACAGCACCGCCAGGAATAGGATTAGCACCGGCAGGTAAAGTAACAATAATGCTACCACTTGTAATAATGCCTAATGGGAAAGCAGTTGGCAATGATTGATTGCCGATTGCTATTGCACCAAAGTTTTGTGATGTTGTTTGTTGTTGAATCGGGAATTCACGAACAGTAATACCATCAAGAGAAACAGCACCGGAAATGCCATTATAAGGAAAAGTTCCAGAAGCAATAGCAGTGGTGCCATCAGCAGTAATAATCTGCCTAACTTTACCAACTGAACTGTAAATTACACCTTGACCTGGTAGAGTTGGTGGATTAGTAGGGTCAGCCTGTTTAGGCATGACTGGTGCTGGATGAGTTCTGGTTATATCACCCGCCCATCCTTGATTCATACGGAATTGAATGTTATTTGACATTATTTTTTACTCCATCTTTGACGGTTAAATTCATTCAACTCTCTAATTGATGGTTGACGCTGAATCTCATTACTTGGAACTGTTAAGTGGTCTTTTACACGAACACTTGAACGGTTTTCATTGCGTTTTGACAAAGCAACAGCTGTGAATAATTGTCTTGCAGCGGAACATGACATTCTATCAAGATTTAATTCTTTACCGCTATTCAGTTCAAAAACTAAACCAGCACTGTCATTTGTACTTGCAATTTTCAACGCTTTTTTACGCAAATTGCAGATTGATTTAGCTGTTTTTATTGCAGCAGCAGAAGCATCAGCAGTTGGCATTGAAATACCAGGGGCAATAATTTCAGCCATAGCCATAGTGTTAATTAAAGAATCTACCAAATAGCGAGAGTCCTTAGTTTTCTTTACTTCTTCCAAATCAACGTCATCAGGAGCTTCATCTTCTAAGAACTTTTCAAGTTCTTCACCACCATCAATGGTTTCTTCTTGAGAACTTCCACCACCAAGATGTTTTTCAATAGCTTCTAATCGTTTACGAAAATCTGCATGTTCAGCTGAATTTTGATCAATATGTTGTTGAATGGCATCATCATTAAATCTTGCACGTTGATTGTCACCAGGAATATCAGAACCTTTTTGCGGGTCTTTTAAATGAACAGCATTTGGGTCTGTTTCAGCTGCGCCTTCATCTTTAATTGGCTCAGGTGAAGATTTATTAGCTGCTTGCCATTCTTCTTCAGCAGCGTCTAAAATTTCTTCAAATTCTTCAGCATCACCCGTTCTAAAAGCATCACGGAACAACTGCCGTAAAGTTCTTGGCATTTGTGGTTTTGGCATTTTTCTACCCTCTTTTGTTTTAACAGTTTGTTTATCACGTATTGAACAAGATTTACCACATCTGCCTCTTTCAACAAGTGCAATATGGTTTATAATCATATTTGTTTGAACAGCACTACCAACTTTGTTTGGATTTTCTATGTATTTTGCTTCATATCCTAAGCTAATTTCAACTAAGTCTTTTTCAATTTGTTCAATTCCATACTCATCTTGGATTATTAAATCCATCAACATATATTCGGAATCGACACCAAAGCCTTGACGACAATTTAAAGAAGTGCCAATTGAAATTTCTTTCCAATTTGATGGGTCAACATCGTTTTCTGGGTGAGCTATCGTTACACTTTTGCCAACTCCAGATTCAAGAGTTATTTTATCAAATAAAGTTTCAGAATCACGATAAATTCTAATAATACCATTTGCTGCTGGTTTAATAGGTACTTCTCCAGCAGCATAAAGCATTTCACCCGTTCTAGCGACCCTAACATCACGACATAATAAGAAGCCTTCGTGAGTTCTTTCTCTTTTTGAACCGTTGAAATCAGACTTAAAATATGAATTTGCCATAAAAAATTAGTATTCAGTCCATTCGATTGCGCCATAACCAGTGCTGTTAGCAAAAGATCCACCACCAGTTATATATAGACATTGGTTAACACCACGCAATGTAACTTCTTTTGCAAAGTTTCTGCTTTGAGCACCAAAGTCCCAAGACAATGGTGGCACACCAAGAGCAGCAGCAACAGGAGCATTTAAGACACCTGAGCGAATATTGCCGACAGAAGTTCCAACAGTTGGTCCAGTTCCAGTATAAGTCGTTACCGTTGCGGTAGGCAAAGAACCATAAAAAGTTCCAGCGGTATTAACAATGCCAGATGTTATTGTTGCACCATTATAAACAAAGTTAGATGTTAAAACAGTACCGCCAGAGCCAGTAACAGTCACACCATTGTAAGTAAACGTCTGACCAACTGCCGGAGAAGAACCAGCACCAATAGCACTAAAATTTGTTGTTCCCAATGCTGTTATGATATAGTTCGTACCGTTTACTAACGAACCAATTGATGTTGCAGTGGCACCTAAACTTGTCCAAGTTGTTGTGCCAAGCGTCATTATGGTATAAGTATTACCAGTAATGAGTGGTGATGATGTTGATAAAGTAAACTGATTTGTATCATTTAAATCAGATGCAATGCCAACAACATTTGATGGTGTACCACCCGTATCAACAGTGCTTCTTAATACCATTCTTACATATTTTGAAGCCGATGCTGAACTGTTTGTAGCATTAAATTCAATATGTGAAATTGATACTGTTCTTGTAGCAGAACCGCAAATGCCAAAATAATCAGTTGTAGAAGTTAATGCCAAACCACCAAAATCAGCGTGATAGGTTTGTCGAGTACCCATAAATGTGGCATCGAAATAATCATCCAAGCCTTCACTGACACTAGCATTTACTGTTCCAGTAGATAATGACGTTACATTGACATAAAATGCGCTTGCACCGGACACGTTCACGGAATACATACCAGGTGTGGTAATTGTATTCGCAAATTGACCTTGGTTAGTTGTTACTGGTGCTTGAACCCAATTGTAATTTGATAATTGGGTTGATTGAGTTGCCTGACCACTGTCAGATGTAACGTAAACAGTTGCGACTAGACCTTGAAAAACACCAGATACGTTAATTCTGGCATTTGCATCGTTTCCATAAACTTGATATGGACCAAAAACGCCAGTTGTTGACAAAGAAGCCGTTGCTGATGTATTTGATGGTATAAATGTTGGATTTGAGAATGGAACTATTACCGGATTACCGATAGCTAGTACAATCTGACAAAATAACGTCAGAACAGCTCCAAACAAAATATTAGTATGTCTTTTCATTGCTAATCCCATGATTTTAATAAGCTTGGTTAATTATAAGCGCAATTTTTTAATTACGCTTATTTTTATTTGTTAATTTGCGAAACTGTGTTAGAAGCATTTACTAAATTTGCTATGGCAGCTGTGGCTGGTGCTGTATATGGTATTAGTTTGCTATTGTTGGTTAGCTTTAGACCTAATGAAGCTGCATTGGTTATTGTATTTGCAACGTCTTGTGTGATTCCAGAATTTGCCACAATAGATTGCTGCAAAGCAATTATTGCAGATGCTCCAGCATCATTTAATGGTATTAATTCACCATTACCGGACATTGCCAAGCCTAAATCAACTGTCTTTTCAATTGTTGGTTCAATTACAGTTAAAAGAATTGGGTTGATTTTTTGCAAATCTGTTTGAACAGTTGCATTAAATTTTTCAATGTCTGCAATAATTGTTGGAGTTCCTTTTGCTGGAGTCAAAGTACATCCGACCATTGCTGACATTGAAACTGCTGAAAATAAAATAAAACTGGTATAAAAAGTTTTTTTCATTTAAGAGCCTAAAGTTGGTTTGTTGTCGTCATGTACAATGCCCATTCCACCAGCAACAGCAGAGCCAATGCCAATGACTGGAACTGGGTCTTTTCCGATAAAATAGCACACCAGCGCGGCTAATCCTGTTACTAACCAGATTATTCCACGAATGGTCGATGGTTGATTTACATTAATGTTCATATTATTCCTCTGTCCAAGATATTAACGCATAAAGTGAAACAACCATCGACCATT